CACTTCGTGGTCAGCCTGGACGGCCCGCATGATCCGCTCAGGCGTCGGCGCGGCGCGCTCCCCCTGCTTCAGGTAATCATCAAGCGCTTGTTTCGCCAGACCGATTCGAACCACTTCCGCCATGCCGCTCTCCCCGCTGAGCTTGTCCGCCCAGCTTCGGAGATTCGTAGCGCACGGGCAAGTCGTCCAGCGCTTCGGCGAGGTCGGGGAAGTTTTCCCGGAACATCTCCAGGGCGAGCCGCGCCCGCTTGGACTGGTCGCGGGGCAGGAGCCGCAGCGGCCGGCCCTTCTGCCCGGAGATGGCCTCCAGCGCCTCGTGGAGCAGCAGCAGCGCCGTGAACGCCTGCGCCGCTCCTCGCTCTGCCTCGCGGCGTCCGCGCTGGGCTATGACGATCTCTGGGGCCTGTAGCGGGCCATGCCAGATCGCCGGGGCCGGAGCGTCGTTGTCCTGGAACGGGCCAGGCTCGAAGGCGACGCAATCGGCGCAGATCTGCGGGTCGCAGTCGCGCTCGACGCGGAAGCCGGTGGCGCAGAGCAGACAGATCGCCCGCCGGCCGCCGAAGGCTTCAGGAAGATCGGGTATTTGCATAGGCCCTCGCCACGGTGGCGCGGAAGTCTGGGTCGCGAAGCAGTTCGCGCATGGTCTCGATCGGATCGTTGTCCTCGGCTTCGGCGAGGCCCCGGCGCAGATAGCCCTTGGCGCGGTGATAGTCGCCCTTGTCGGTGAGTGCGCCGGCGGTGCGGGCGCAGAGGTGACGCAGTGATTTTGAACGCATTAACGCCTCGGCATATTGATCATATAATGGTATTCTTGGCGGGCGGGCCAGAGAACGGCGACCTCGATCTGGTAGCTGTCAGCGATGCCGCCGCCCAGTCTCGGGCCGCGCGGGATGATGCCGATCTCCCGATCATCGGCAATCCGCAGCAACGCCTCAACGGCGTGCGCGGGGACCAAATCCGGAGGAATCATTCCGCCCATTGAGCTGTACATGCGCAGGAAATGCATGATGCTGTGGGCTATGCGATCCCGATCCATCTTGCAAATGCTAGGCATCGCGTGCTCGACAAGACCCTCGAAGAAGACGCGCTGGAGATCGCGCGCCGCAACCTCGAAATGGCGCCGGCCCAGTTCGGTCATCGCAAGGCGTTTCATCGCCTCTAGCTGATGGTCCAGATCTTGAATGCGCCAGCGGAGAGAGCCGATCGTGGCGTTGAGCGCCATAAGACGGCGCTCCCGCTCCATCCGCTCGCCGAACGCTTCCGCCCGGTCTCGCGCCGCTTGGCGCCAGCGCTGCTCGTGTTGGGTGATGGTTAGCACGCCACGATTCTTTGCCTGATCGGCCTGATTGCTCAAGGGGGTTGATGGAGTTATCGACAGTCGTCAACGACAGGCGTCAATCATCCACTTCCCAGGTCGGCTCGATCTCACGAATGGCTTTCTGCGCGGCCTCAGCGAATGTCGATCCGACGTGCATCTGCTGAATGTCCGACTCAATATCGAAGCCGCACTCCATGGGCGTCTCGAAACAAACGCGCCAGTTGGTTGTGAATTTCATAACCGTGAAGTGACCGTCAAATTTCTCGTTGGCAATCCGCTGAAGCTCGGCGAACAACACCGCGTCGCTATCGGGCTCGTAATCGTGCTCGGCACCGACCTCGTTTTCCGACTCCCACGCCTCGTCAACGAATCGACACAGGTCCAACGGCGATGAGGATTTCCAATGCGCCGTCAGCGTGCCCTTGCGATCGTGAAGGCTCACCAATTCATCCCGGAGCCGCTCATGCAGGCCCTCGTAAAGAGCGAGTGTGAGCGCCTTACGGAACACACGAACCATCCTATCAAGACGATCTGTCTCTCGATAGCAGCCAATTTTTATCCAAGTATCAACGAGTTCGTCGATGTTGACGATTGGCGTGTTAAGGCTGGCCTGGAATTCTTCCTCGCCGTCGATCTTTTGCATGACTCACCTCAAAAAGGAATACTGTTGCAGGCCGCCGCCATCAGTTCGCGCGGCACAAACTGCCGGTCCAAGAACTTCGGCAGGGGCCGCTCGTTGCCAAACGAGACCTCAGAGAAAGAATGATATCTATATGTGGCTTTGTCAAACCAAAGTCCAACTTGTCCCTCGAAATCCCCACTTCTTTGCTTGGCCACATTGCAGATCACACCAGGCGTGCCGCACATTTCCCGCGCAGCTTCACTGTTATCGTCTTGAGCTAGTGCAGCGATATCTTTTTCTAAATCTTTGTTTCGCCAAACCGTGATGACATTCGCGGCGTTACTACCTATTTCCGATGTTCCCTTCACATCCTCGGTGTCCGGCGCTCCATTCTGCGATCCGCCCTTGCGCGAATGAGCCACCAAATGCAGGTGGACTTCTTTCGCAATGGTCCACTCCAGCAACTGAAAAACGGCCTTCTCCTGTCCGGAGTAGTCATCGGCGGCGATGCCCAGGCGCATAAGGCTGTCCACGATGAATTGATCGCAGCCGTATTTGGCGTAGGCATATTCGAAAATTTCAATCAGGGAGCCAGCGCCGGCCTTGCCGATCTTGTCGTAGATCAGCAATCCTGTTTCCAGCCAACGCAGGGTTGCGTCGATATATTTTTCGGTCGGACGATCGGTTCCGCCCGCCTGCTTGCACATGCGCCGTAGCGTCTGGGCGCCCTTCATCTCCAGGCTGGAAATGCAGATGCGGCTACCCTGCTTCACCCAGCCAACAGCGCAATCCGACAGGAGCTGCGACTTGCCAGCGCCGGTGGCGCCGCTCCAGAGCGTCACCTCCCCCGGCCGGAAAATCAGCTTGTCCTTCAGCGCGCCGTAAGGCGTCTGGTAGCCGACATGCGTGCCCTCCTTGGGCCAGAACAGGTTGACGACTTCCTCCCGGAAGTCCGTCGGCTTGCGCAGGCCGTCCGGATCGAGGTTGACCGCCCTGGCGATGGCCTCATCCATCTGCTCCTTGGAAACGCCATTCAGCCGGCACTCATTGCCGTCCTTGAACGGCATTGTGACCCGGTAGCAGCGATGGCGCCCGAGTCGGGCGGCGATCTCCTTGGCGGCGTCGTTGCCGCCCTTGTCCATGTCCGTGGCGAGGTAGATGCGCTCGAATCGCTCCATGCGCTCGAACTCGCTCTCGATCCAGTTCTGCTTGCCCTTGTCGCCGCCGCCGAACGGCACCGACATCGCCGGCCAGCCATAGGCCGCCCAGGACAGCGCGTCGATCTCGCCTTCGGTGATCACGATCTCGCGGGCATTGGGGGCAACGGCCTGCCAACCGAACAGTACCGGCTCGCAACCCGCAGCGGTTGGCTGCGGCTTTGCACCGTTCTCGGCCACCCGAAACTTGGCCAGGGCAAGCTCGCCGTCAGGCAGCAGGAACGGAAAGATGATCCGATCGCCCTGCTCGCCGATTTTGTATTTCTCCAGGATCTCCAACGGAATTTTCCGCTCCCGGACGAGGTAGTCCCGCACCGCGCCGACGGGGGCTGCGCATTTGGGGCGCTGGGGCCGGGTGAAGACACGACTCGGCCTGGAAATTGGCTCCGGCCGCGCCATGCCCAGCCAGTCCCGCGCAGCGCAGATGGCCTCGCTCAGGGTGATTTTTCGGGTTTTTCCCCACAGGTCGAGCAGATCCCCGCTCTCGCCAGTGCTGAAATCCGACCAGACCCCAGCCTTGCCACCAGTGAGGTGGACGCCCAGGCTGCGCCCCTTCTCGCCGTCGATTGAGCCGGCACGCCACTCCGCCCCCTCCTTGACGCCGCGCGGCAGGAGATATTCCGCTACCGACGCGGCGCTGTCAGCCAGCGCGCGCTTGATCGCGATGATGTCGCTCATGCCACCAGATGCCGGTAGAACTGCTTGTGTTTTTCGACAGACGCCGCCTTGGGATCGGCTCTCTCGGCCCTGGATTCGGCAGCTTTCAGATAGCGCCGGTCCTGGTCCTCAACCTGATCAATCAGCTTGATTATTTCCGATCGCACCTTGGCCTCAAGCTCGGGTCCGACGACATGCTGCCGGATGTTGCCGTTGATCCGGTCGAGGCTGCGCTCCAGGTCTCTGCCGGCAAGCAGGGTCTCCAGCTCCTGGCGGAACCCGTTGACGACGACCAAGCGCCCATTCTCGCGACGGCATTTCTCCATCGCCACCTTCTCCGCCCGGTGCACGATTGCGCTGATATACGTTTCCGGGTCAGCCTGAGCTTCGCGGCACGCTCGGAAGGCCGCATGCAGCTCGACGTGCGTGACGACCTTTAGCCACTTGCCGATGAGGGATTTCACCTGCCTGTCGGTCTTGCCGGTCTTCTTCGCCATCCACTTGGCGCAATTGCCCCAGACGAGCCGATCCGGCGTCATCTCGTCGTCCAGGGGCAATTCGGCGTCCGGCGCAGCCGGCGCGGAATCCGAACGTAGTGAGGATTCTTTCTTCTTCCCTTGTTCCTTCCCTGGTTTCTTCTCTGGACTCTCTGAGATACCTACTTGCGGCTCTGTCAGATACCTACTTGCGGCTCTGTCAGATACCGGGTCCTGTGAGCACCCGGTATCTGTGGGATACCGACTTTGCTCCCGAGATGCAGTAATTGCCGCCTCAATTTCGTCCGCCGTTATGGATTTTTTCGGCGAATAAAGCGTCGATTTCCCCTTGCATGTTTCGGCATTGAAGAACGCCGCCAGCGCCGCTTGCGATCGCTTGAATGTCGCCATCGAGCAGCTCGCTTTGCGCAGGATGCGCGCCCGGCTGGGGTATGCTGCCTCCCCGCCCTTGCCGACATGCCGGGCGATGATAAGCGCGATCAGCTTCTCATAGGCGTTTGCCGAGCTGTCCACGATGGCGTCGAAGATCGCGCAGAAATCAAAAACCGCATCCTCGGCCATCACTGCGCTCCCCTGGAAAGCTTCTCAATCTGCTTGGCGACCCTCTTGACGGCATCGAGGGCTTCCCCGACTTCCCCCGCGAGATTCTCCAGCACGTCGGCCAGATCATCGACCCGCTCGGACAGCGCCTCGTAATCCACAGCCCTATCGCCGGCGAGGATCGGCTGGATAACCTTCTCCACGGCTTCC